TGATCGCCGAGAGGAGCAAGCCATGAGCAAGGTCGACGTGATGTCATTCGACGCAACCCTCAGGGACTTCTATCCGCTGCCCGGGGTCCAGCCTGACCTTCAGCTGAAGCGATGGTGGAAGCCATGAAGTACCCGACCAGGATGGAGACATGGCGATCCGGTCGTGGGTGGGTCGTTGCTTGGATGCGAGGCGACATCGACCCGCAGAGCGAGAGCTTCTGGAGGTCGGTATGGCGCTGAACCTCCGCCCCGAGGTCAGCGTGCTGGCCATTGACAACAAGCGAGACGTCTACGAGCTGCTCGAGATGTTCGACGAACGCGCGGCGATCCGCGAGTACGAGGGCGGCCAGCGCCGGGACCTCGCCGAGCACCTGGCCGTGCTGGACGTCCGCTCGTACGTGGAGCGGACAAGGTGAGCCACGAGGCCGGCTCGTCCTGCTTTTTGGTTGAGGTCCGCCGCTCGCGTACAAGGGGCGCCGGTCGACACATCTTCAGGCTGGAGTGCACCTGCGGATGGAAAGGTGAGTGGCGGGAGACCGAGATGGCAAAGCAGCCTCAGCGCGAGCGACATCTGCGAGTCGCTGCCCGGCTGTTCCAAGGGCGCGACATTCGGGTGCGGCTGTGAGCGTGGGCGGGTTCGTCGCTCGAGAGTTCGAGCGACGGCGAACTGACCCGTCGCTGGTCGCCCAGGCGACGAACGCCCGGCGCCGCGATGCGCAGCTCCTGGCCGAGCTGGCGCGCGACCACTGCACCCTGCGCCTGCCGCTGCCCGATGTGCTCGGCTATGCGCGTGCCTGGCGCGACTCCTACGGCTCGGCCGTGTTCTATCAGCAGCTGTGGGAGCTCAACGCGCCGTGCCCCTGATTCAGCAGCTGGATCCGGACACCCGCATCGCGATCCGGCCGGCGGGCGCAGATGACCAGAGCTTCGTGGCATCCACCTTCCGCGCCCAGCTACGCCGCAACGGCGACCGGATCGTGAACCGGGTGCTCGACCACGCCGCGACCCGCGTCATCCTAGCTGTCGAGCCCGAGAACCAACGCACCATCTTGGCCTGGCTGTGCTTCGCGCTACTGCCTGGCGTCAGGCTCATCCACTTCGCGTATACGCGCAAGCCGATGCGACGCCGGGGGCTGCAGTCGGCGCTTGTGCGCGCGGCCTGGCCTGCCGGTCGCCCAAGCTACGTCTACACGCTCGATGGCGAATACACCAAGCAGTTGGTCAACAACCACGTCGCAGCGAAGCTCCCTCTTGACGAAGCTCTCAAGTAGGCGCACTGTATTGACATGCAAGGAGCTTCATGAAGCACGTTCCACTCCACGATCGAGTCACCGCTGAGCCCATCGAGGAGCAGCGCATCAGCCGCGGTGGGCTGGCGATTCCAGATACCGCGCTCAACAACAAGCACGTCGCGTTCGCGCGCGTGCTCGAGGTCGGACCTGGCCGTGTCAATGCCGAGGGAAAGGTCGTCCCGCTGCAGGTCAAGCCGGGCGATGTGATCTGCTTCCCCCGCAAGGCCCCCGCGCTCATCCCGACCTGGGATGCAGATGGCAATGAGAAGACCGTGCTCATGATGCGAGAGGCCGAGATCGTATCGATCGCCGTTGATATGCCGGTGTTCTCGACGCTCAGCGGACCCGACGGCCGGCTGCTGAGCATCATGCCCAACAGCCGCGCCATTCCCGACTCGGCCTACCAAAGCCAGGAAGAGATGCAGATCGCGGTCAAGGAAGGCTGGTCCGAACCCGATGAGATCGACCCCCTCCCGGAGATGCCATCATGAGCGACATCGAGATCATCATCATGCTGGGCATCATCGGAGTTGCCCTTGTGCTCGAGGCCGGTTACCTGCTCGGTCATCGGTCCGGGCGTCTTCGCGAGCGCTGCAGCACCCTCGACACCACGAAGCTGCATATGCTTGCCAAGCACGGCTCCGAAGCCCTGTCGCCGCCGGTGACCAACATGAACCACCGGCCACAATCGTCGACACTCGAGGAAGCCATGAAGAAGCACATCCGTGAGATCCGGGAGCGCAAATGAAGCCGGCGAAGCGCAAGCAGATCGACCACGATGCCAAGCTCGGTATTCGGAGGCCGTGATGAGGTGGAGCGAGATGGACTGGGTCGAGCGCGTGGTGACCATCGGGTTCGCCATCTTGGCTGCAGGAATGGCTTCCTTGGTCGTCGCATTAGTCATGGACATCAGAAGCCAAGGTCGCTGCGAGTCCGTCGGCGGGCGTGTCGAACGCTACAACTTCCACACGATCTTGCTGCCCGTGGTCTGCGGCAGCGGCTGTACGATCATGATGCCAACCGAGGTCAGCGACTGGCGGTGCATTGGTGTCATGGCGGAGGCACGCTGATGCTGGTCGTCGCCGGCCTCTTCTTCGGCGGCCTGTTCTTGCTGGCCGTGGCGTGCGCCAACCTAAACGACTATCCGGCGCCCTTCCGTCGGTCAACAACAGCCCGGAATGCTGAGGAGGACGTGATGCTGAGGATCAAGAGGAAGCGGCTCGTGCTCGAGAAGCAAGAGTTCGAGCTCGAGAAGGAGAAATCCCCTCTCGGCGCAGAGCTGCGACGTGCGCTCGACGCGATCGACACGCTGATCCGGCGAGAGAGGAAGCGGCTCGAGCTCGAGAAGGTGACCGTGCGCGAGCTCGGGCGGATCAGCGGGGGCGCGCCGCGAGACACCGAAGAGGCAGCGAGCTGCTTCGGCTGCAGCGTGACGTGCCAGCCGACGGTGACCGGAACGCAGAGCTACGAGTGCGATCGGCGCAACCCGCCATGAGCTGCGGATGGTGCGGAACTGACCTGCCGACGACCATCGTCAGCGCAACCCCGACCTGCAGCGCGTGCTCGGTGTCCAAGCACGCACGCATCGTGGCCTACCTGCGGCTCCTGCGCCGCGTGAAAGAACGTCATGGCGATCAAAAGAATCCAGTTCCGTGATCCTATCCCCGCGCCGATCGGCGATGGGTACAGCCGCGAGAAGCACGCGCGCGAGTTCGATGTCACGGAGAAGGGAGCGTGGGTGTTCGTCGTGCCAAGAACGCCAGCCACCACCGGCGGTCAGCGCTACCGCATCCCGATGTCGAACGTCGTGAGCATCACCGAGGACGACATCGTGGAGACGATCAAATGATCGGCGAGGTGCTGAAAGGATTGAAGCATGGGCCGGGTGGTAAGGGCGGACCGGGACCCTGTGACAGCGACTGTGAGAAGTGCGAGCAAGAGTTCGAGCTCGCGAAGAAATCGCCTCTCGGCGCAGAGCTGCGACGTGCGCTCGACGCGATCGACACGCTGATTCGGCGAGAGCCCCAGCGCTTCGTAGACCACATGGCAGAACATGCCGGCCAGTTCGAGCTGCTGGCCGGACCCGAGCTCCACGCGTACCGAGCGTTCAAGACGGCATGCGAGCGAGCTCAGGCGACCGCAGTCGAGGCTGGACTGGCCAAGCAGGAGCTCCACCGCGCCATCGAGTCGCTGGGGCGCACCATCGCTCCGCCTTCGAAGACCGAGTAGCCTAGTAGGGTGATCGACCAGCGCCGCGCCGCCCAGCTCCTCGCAGCGCGCCGCGAGCGTCTTGCTGCCGGACGGGCCGCGGATGCGCTGTGCGACGAGTGGTATCCGACGCAGCGCGCCGCCTGGGATGATCCGGCGCAGCTCGTGTGCTGGCAGGGGGGTAGGCGCATCGGCAAGACCCGAGCGGGCGTGCGAGCGTTCGTGCGCGACCTGCTGCGGATCCCTGGCGGGCGCCAGCTCTACATCAACTCGACTTCGGCTGAGGCGGAGCGCATCGCGTGGTGGGGAAACAGGAGCGATGGGTTCGAGCCGCTGCTCAACCAGCTTGGCCTGGTCGAGAACGGTCGCGTGAAGCTGGACCGGGGCGACCTGACCATCAGCTGCCCCGAACTCGACAGCTGGATCTACCTGCGTGGCGCCGACGACGAGCCCAAACTCCGGCGCGCGCTCGGCGGCGCCTACCACCGCGTGTGGTGGGATGAGGCCCAGAAGATCCCGAGCAAGCTGGCCCCCTCCATCCAGGAGGTGTTCATGCCGGCGCTGCTCGACTTCCGCGGCAAGTTCACGATGACCGGTACCGCGGTGCGTCAGATGGCTGGCCTGTTCTACGAGGCGAGCCGGCCAGACCTCGAGCGTCGAGCGCCGGGCTGGTCGGTGCACCATTCGAACCTCCTGGAGAACCCATACTGGGGGCGCGCAAAGGGACGTTACGTCGTGTGGGGCGCGCGAGACGAGATGGTGAGCGGTCCGCACACGCCCGGTGAGATGCCGGCGGCGGTTGCAGGTGCACGCTGGAAGATGGGGATGGAGTCGCTGCAGGCGCTGCTCGGCGGCCCCATGGTCGCCCCCATGGACGCGCCGATGATGCAGCGCGAGGGGTTCGGCCAGTGGGTGCGAGAGGACGCGGCGTTCGTCTACCACGTCCACAAGGTGCCACAGGGCTCGCTATTCTACGCACCGCCGCGCTACCGCGAGGATGGGTTCCCTGACATCCTGCGCGCGCTCGGCGACCTGCCTTGGGACTGGCGCGAGGGGCTGTTCGCTCTCGGTGCCGACCTCGGCTATTACCCCGACCCGTTCGCGTTCGTCTTGTGGGGTTGGCACGCGCATGACAAGCGGCTCTACGAGGTCGCCAGCTGGAAGAAGACCCACCTGGATGCGAATCAACAGGCGGCGGTGCTGCATGCGGTGCGGGCGATCGTCGCGCTGGCGATCACCGTGGTCGACGCCGGGGGACCTGCCAAGGGCACGGCGGTCGGCTGGTCGAAGGAGTGGGTAGAGCGCTACCAGCTGCCCATCGTCGAGGCCGAGAAGCAGCACAAGCATACGGCAATCGAGATGGTCAACGGCGATATCGTGACCGGCGGGATCGCGCTGCGTGATGGCGGAGTGCTCTACGAAGAGATGGCCCAGCTGCAGTGGCTCACGAAGATCGTGGACGCGCGTGGCAAGATGGTGGAGGACCCGACCATGCAGAACCACGCGTGCGATGGCGGGCTCTACGGCCATCGCCACAGCTACCAGTACCGGTGGAGGCCCGATAGCAAACCTCCGGAACCGGGCTCGCTTACGGCGCATCTCCGCGAGGAGCAGATGCTCGAGGATTCGACCTTTGACCCGGACGAGGACTTCTCGTAGATTCCCGGCGCATGACCAATCCGATCATCGGCCAAGGGGCAAGCATCAGCTTCACCAACGGCCGCGTTCACCAGGCGGTGATCACCGGCGTGGTCAGCGGGACCACGGTGAACCTCATCATCGGAAACGATGACCCGACCGTTCAATGGGATGACCCCTCCCAGTCCCCGGGCTCCGTGCCCTGGCTCCCTCTGACCGGGGTTACAAAGGGAGCAAGCCTGGGACAATGGCAGGATGCCGTCACGCCGGACCCGGTCCTCTCTGCGATCGCAGCGGTCGCGCTGTCAACCGGGGTCAGCGAGAGCACTCCGACGCGCGCCCTGAACGCAAACTTCACGCCGAGCTCGACGCGACCGGTGCTCTGCATCTACACCGGCACCTGGTCGGGTTCCCTGAGCGTGACCGGCTCGCTCGCTGGCGTGCTCGAGCTCCGTAGCGATACATCGGCGACCCCGACCACCAAGCGCATCGATGCGCAGCCCGGCCTGAACATGACGCTATCGGTCGGCGTAACGGTCGGTGCCACCATCCCATGGACGTTGATCTACCTCTGCCCCATCAATCACAACGTCCGCCTGGTCTCCAGCGGGACCGGGACGTTCGCGTTGACGGGTCAGACCGAGACGGTACTGTAGCCCATGCCAAGCGATATCGAGGCCATCAAGGAGCTCGTCCTCTGGGCGCGCAAGTCCGGCGTCACCCTCGCGCGTGCGAAGGTCGCTGACATCGAACTTGACATCCTCTCGATGACCGCCCCCGCCGCCCCATTGCCTTCGGAGGCCGAGGCCAAGCAGGGCCTCTACGCCCAATTCGGCGGCGATCTCCTGGCAGCGGTCGAGGCCGAGACCAAGGCCGAGGACGTCTACGACGAGGACGACTGAGGAATCTGCTTGACTTGCGGTACCCAGGGTTGAATTCTACCCGCGAGTGGCAAAGCGCACCCAGGGTAGTCGCAAGGCGAAGTCGGTCCCGGCGGTCCGGGCGCGGCGCCGCGCTGAGTACGACGAATCTGGCGAGGTTCAGGCGCCGACGCGATGGTGGACGCTGCAGCCTGGCGATGATCCGGAGCAGGCGACGATCGCGAACTCGGCGTGGACCTGGATCGACCGGCTCCGGCAGCGTCGGCGCATCTCGGGCCTACGCGACATGCTGCATGAGGCCATCTACAAGGGCCGACCGCTTGGCACGCTCGGCAACGACGAGCAGGCGTGGCTCCGGCAGAGCTCGAAGTCGCCAGCGAACCTGAACATCGCCAGGTCCATGGTGGACACGGCGACCGCGCGGCTCACCAAGTCGCGCACGATGCCGGTGATCAGCGCGGATGATGCGGCGTGGAGCGAGAAGCTCTTCGCCAAGCGCGTCAGCCGCGTGATCCGGCGAAAGATGGGCGCTGCGAAGATCGAGCGGCTCAAACCGGACGTGATCAGGGCGATGCTAATCCGCGGCACCGCCGTGTGGAAGGTCGTCCGCAACGGAGGCGACACCGACGTCGACCACGTGCCTCGTTACGAGATCGTGCATGATCCGCGCGAGGCCCGCTACGGGATGCCCAGGTGCATCGCGCATGTGAAGCCGGTCCCCAAGAGCATGCTCTGCGAGCAATTCGAGGAGTTCGAGGAGCAGATCGAGCGCGCCTCCACCTACGAGGCAAGCGACGCCTGGATGGCATACGCCTACGATGGGCCGGGCTACAATGATCACGTCGAGGTCGCCGACATCTGGCACCTGCCCAGCGGGCCCGATGCCGACGATGGATGCCATGTCATCGCGATCCGCGGTGTCGTCCTGCTCCGTGAGCCATGGAAGCGCCCCCGGTTCCCGCTCGTGTTCTGCCATTGGAGCGCCCCCATCGATGAGATGTGGGGCCAGGGACTAGTCGAGGACCTCTGCGGCATCCAGGCGTTGGTCAACCGCGTCGCGCAGGATTCGCAGGAGGGTCACTACTGGTCGTCCGCGCTCAAGCTGTTCCAGGCCCGTACCTCGAACATCAACAAGCACCACCTCAAGGCACGTCACCCAGTCGTCGTCGAGTACGACGGCGCCATGCCGCAGTATCTGCAGCCCAACCCGCAGGTTGCTCAGGCGCTGCAGTTGCTCGATTGGTACATCAACCGGGCCTACGAGATCAGCGGCATCGGGCAGATGGCCGCGAGCTCCAAGAACGTTCTCGGGTCAAACGCCAGCGGCAAGGCCATCGACTCGATGGATGACATCCAAAGCGACCGGTTCGCCCACGTTGAGGCCGGCTGGAAGGCCAGCATCTGCGATCTCGCCCAGGCGCAGATCGACGAAGCCAAGGCGATGTACGAGGAGGCCCATGCCGGCACCGGCGAGCTCGCGCCGAATGACCTGGCGACCTGGATCCGCGAGACGAAGTGGACCAAGGTCAACATCGACGGCGGCGATTACCACCTCTACATGGAGCCCGAGAACTTCATCCCGGGCACGCGCGGGGGCAGGCTCGAGTACATCGAGAGCCTCGGCAAGAATGGCCTCATCCCGGACCCGTCGATGATCGCCGACGGGTTCGACGAG